AGGAACTTGGACACCGGGCGGCCGAGCAGCGGATCGTAGTAGACCTTTTTGAACGTCGAACCTGACAGCGGGAGATAGAACAGCATCTGATCCATGTCCGGATCAAACTCTTCCATGTCCTCTGTGATCAGATAGTTCAGGTAATGCTTGACGCGTTCGGACTGTTCCTCGACCTCGGCCGTTTGTGCGCCAGCGATGCGGGTTTTGACCGGGCCGCCGGAGGGCAGCAGTTCTTTGTAAGCCTGCGCTTGGAACTGGGTGACCGACTCAGCGATCAGTGGGTGTGTAACGGCGGACGCGCCTTCAAACGGCTCAGAGCGTTCGTCCATGCTGACGCCCAACAGGTCCAAGCCTTTGACATACGTCTCTTCCCATTCGGACCGCGAGGAGATGTCGTCCTCGAACGACCCTGTCAGCTCGTTGGCCAACTCGCCAAGCGTGCCGTCGTCAAGGTATTCTGCAAGATTGGCGTCAAACGGAATGAGCTCTTCGCCCATCGCCTCCATCTCAGCCGCTTCGATCATTGAGCGAATGACCGCGGAACCGTCGTCGTTCTCGGTGATCTCGGCGCCGCCGGAGAAATCAACTGGGGCGGCGACGTCCACCTCTTCCATTTGCAGAGCCGGGTCGACTTCGTCCACGCCGGCTGCTTGGTCGACCATAGGTCCCATGGATCGTGGAGGCAAAGCCATCAGTAATACTCCCGTTTCCGAGGAATGAAGTCCTCGTCTTCGTCTTCTTCAGCGTGGATGGTAATCAAGCCGCCCTGCCGAAACCTCATCAATGCCAGCGTCATGCTGTCCACAAAGTCGTCATGATCGCCCACGGGAAAGGATGCAACTTCCTCAATCACTTCGTCAGCGAACTTCTTATCCTGCGGTGCCCATACTACACCAGATTCGAATAAAGGTGAAACCAAATGCATTCGCGTGGTCTTATCGATACCTCCGCCGCCCGCGCGGCGGCCGGGCGAGAACCCAACAGCAGGTATACCGCGTTTGCGCATTTCGTCAATCAGCGGACCACCGGTGGCCTTCTTCTCGACGATCACCATGTCCGGTTCCCAATACTGGTGCTCCTCGAACGCAACCTCTTTGAGTTCCGGAAAGTTCCAACGGCCACGCTGCGCATCCATCAGAATGATGGCTTCGCGCCCCGTTTCCTCGTCATCGAAAATGCCCCACGTGGTGATGGCCGAGTAGTCAGCCGTTTCCTTTTTGGAGAAGGCGGTGTCGTATGCTTGCAGGATGTACTTGACCGGCGGGATCTTGTCCTTCTCCCACATCTTCCACCACTCGCGTTTGACGATGGCCGCTTCTGCGTTTGTCGGCTGCTGTTGCCACTGGGCGGCCCACTTACCAACAGGCAGGGATGATTTAATGGACAAGAGAGCGTCTTTTGTCCAAAACTCTGGCCAGAGCGGCTCGTCCGACGGCAGGATGGCGGGCATGTTAACCACTTCCCACTTATCGGACATCGGGTCACTGTCCTGCTGTGCAAGAACGCGGCCGATTAGGTCTTTTTTACCCCAGCGGGTAGCGATGATTATGATAGACCCACCCGGTTGCAAACGCTGTCGAGGACCTGAGGTGTACCACTCGTAAGCGTGCTCAAAAGCAGTCTCCGAAAGAGCATCCTGTTCGGAGTGAGGGTCATCGATGATCAGTAGGTCCGCACCACGACCCGTCATCGCGGCCCCAACACCGGCTGCAAAAAATTCAGCTCCCAGCGTTGTCCCCCAACGGCCCGCGCCTTTATTATCCTCTTTCAAAACCGTGTCGGGAAAAACCTCTTTATAGTCCTCCGCGTCAATAAGGTCACGGACCTTTCGACCAAAGCGCGTAGCAAGCTCCGTGTTATGTGTCGCTTGGATGATTTTTAGTTTTGGGTTACGACCCAACAACCAAGCCGGTAGTAGATAGCTTCCAAGCTCGCTCTTTCCGTGTCTCGGCGGGATAGATATCGCCAAACGCTTGAGTTCGCCTCTCGCCACCCTTTCAAATTTTTCCGCAAGGATCCGGTGGTGGTTGCCCTCGATGAAGTTGTCATAGACGTGGTGGACAAACGGCATGAAGTGATTGGTCGCCGCTTCGCGGACCTCAAGCTTCGCCTTGGCCTCCGTCAGCTCAAGGATCTCCTTGAGCTCATCCTCTGGGAGGTGTTTGAGCGCCTCAAAGTCCATCAGATCGCCAGCTTGTAGTTTCCGCCAACCGGCACATAGCCAAGCTTCTGCAACAAAGCACCCGTTTTCTCCGGCATAACGTCCGTCGAGATACCCATCGCCACTTCCTTCGCACCGTTGGCTTTGGCCCACGCCTGAAAGTTCTTCAGAAGTTTGACCGCGGACCGTGAACCTCGGTACTCGGGAAGTATGAACCACCCGCTGTCAGAGGCAATTAGATCGGGGCCAAAGAAAAACTCGTTGATGTAGCCCACCAACGCGCCAACCAGCCGATCTTCGTGTTCAACAACATGGCAAAAAGCGATGCGGGGGTGCGTAACGGCCATTGAAAGGTTGGCCGCCATCTTTTCAGGACTGAACTGAAAGCGCGAAAACGCACTCTCCTCCACAAATTTTCGGGCAAGCTCTACCGTTTCCGGTATGTCAGCGTATTCCAAGCAACGGATTTCCATTAAGCAAACTCTCCAGTCCAAAACGGTCCAAACCTTGTGACCCCGGTCTAGCGGATCTTGCCCTAGCAGACAACAGGTTTGTGCGGGAGTTGGGAAAAGAGGCAGCACCAGACGACACGACCGTGGGCTCCGGGGCACGTCCAACCTGCTCTAAAGCTTCCATCGAAGCCATGAAGTCGCCCAAGCTGACCTTGTCTGTTTCTTTCTTGTCTTCCAAAAACCCGCGGAACTCGTCCTCGGTAATCAAACCTTCCTGATAGGCCTGTATAATTTCTGACGGGCTGCCGGGATCCGCGTCGCCCATGGCGTATTGCCGGCGTTTTGCAGCGTCGGTGCGTTGATCCTCGTCTGCAGTTGCGTAGCCCGTGCCTTTGTAGCCGCCGCCAACTTTTTGTACATACTCTCGAGTTTCCTCAAACGGTGGAACACCGCCGTATTTCCGTACGTTGCCGGGGCCTGCGTTATACGCAGCAAGAGCAATTGTGGGATCTCCAAACTCATCCAGACGATCACGCAAATAACGGGCGCCGCCCCGCAAGTTTTGAACCGGATCAAAGGAATCCTCAACACCAAGCTCGGCAGCTGTGCCGGGCATCAACTGAGCCAAGCCGCGCGCTCCGACAGCGCTGACTGCGTTGGGATTGAAGCTGCTCTCCTGTTGAACCAGCCGAATAAACAGCTCTGGGTCTACGCCAGCTCGAAGCGCTTCTCGACGCGCCATGTCCCGCAGCGCTGATTTTGTGTACTCGGCCATTGTTAACTGCTTGTCCCTGTTAGGCCAAGGTCCTGACGACGAAGGTCTTGCATTCGCTCATAATTTGTCATCTTTGGACGCTGATAAGTCATGCTGGGCTGACGGTTCGACGTGCCCGCCGCTGCGGCTGTTTCTTCTCTGTTCATGGCCCCTCCTGCTCCACGCCTTTGGGCTGCCGAATCTTACCTTGCTTGGTGTAAACCGCGCCGCTGTAGATCAAACAGTTTTTCGTCGCTTGAATACATGCCGCCGCCTGTAGAAACAGGGGGGGTGTATTGACGTGGGGCGGGGGCGCCACGGGTGTTTTGCTCCGGTTCTGTATACCCGCCCGTCAACCGCTCCATGGAATGAGGCGTGTAATAGCTCAAGGGCTTCGCAGGATACGCCGGCTCGTACGACATCAACATGTCTGTGGCCGCGGACCGCGGATCATAAACCCCCTCAATCGCTTCGATGGCCGACATCGCAGGGCTTTGGCCCATGGGCTGAGACCCCGTCTGCGCAAGATACTGACCAACCCCGCCATCAAACGCCGACTGCGGCGCGGGCGGCGGCGCCATGGCCGGCTGCTGTGCGTTGTTCAAAATCCCCGCCAAACCCGAAGCCAACTGACCGTAAGTCTGACCCGTCGACAACAGCGCTTGAGCCGCCCGCTGATAATTCTCGCCACCGGCAGGCATCGTAGCCTGCCCAATCGCCGAACCGGGACCGGGAGGACCGCGATAGGTGTCAGTCTCCTTGGCCGAAGGTTGCTTCGGCGCTGGGATGTGTTCGGTTGTATTTCCGCCACCACCGCACATGGCAAATCCTTTCAATCATTCCCGCGCAGTCTATAACAAGGCGACACGTCAGTAAAGGTAGCGCTTGATGTCCTCTTCCATTACTGCCTTTGTGAACTGATCCGCTTGATAGGCTTTGGTTTGCGAGGTGGACAATTCAGCCGCACTCAGCAGCCGCACCAACCCAAGTTCAAGGGCCACGAAGCAATACACATCAGCAACCCGCTTGTTCTGTCCGCGAACCTGAAAATAATACCGCGGCGTGCGGTTATCATTCAAATAAACGGTGCCCTTGCCCAGCGTCGCCTTGACTTGCACCGTCACCCTTCGGCCCGATGGTGTTTCACACCACAAGTCGACGCCATAAATATCCACGTGCGTGGTGACAACGCCGTGTAGTTCAAACTGGCAGGCCGCGCAAAACTCGCCCGCGCGGCCGATGGCTTGGTTAGATAGTTCCAAGGTCCAAGGTCCAAGGTCCAAGTTACTCGGTTCTTGGGCCTTGTACCATGAATCAGAACAGAAGGCTACGATACTGCTCCAGCATGCGCTGCTCCTCAATGACCTCCTCGCGATCACGCTTCCGCTCCGCGATCAACCGCTTAAAGGCCTTGACGTTCAGGCCTTGGTCCTTGGCCTGTTTGACCAGCGCCGACATCTCGGCAGCCGCGGCATCACGATCAGCCATAAAGGCCTCAAAATCAGCAACAGTGGCCTTCAGCAACTTCTCCATCTGCTCATTGGCCTGCTCTTCCATCTTTGCGAACTCGGGGTCGTTCTTGAACATGTTCATCTGTAGGGTGCTCCAAGATATATCG